TATACAAACTGTCGATATATCCAAATTAGACATCGAAAATGGGGGTAGAACGAACTATTCCATAAAAGTTGATAAGAGAGACGCACAAGACCGTATTTACATGCACATAACAGGAAAAAACGGCAATACAAGCGTATTTGCTGGTACAGACATTCTATCAGAATCAGGTGTAACAAGTGGCTATCAAGAATATACAGGTGGTTTTGATTTTAGTGGTACAATTACAACACTTGTAATTGAGGTAGGTGGACGTGATATCAACCTTGCAATTGGACCACTTTTTGATGATGTGCGTATAAACGTATTATATAACGTCGTGTCCACAATAGTGACACAATCAATTACATCTGTTGAAATGTGGGTAGCTTATGGTGGTAGCACAGAGACAGAAGTTATTGATATTGTTGAGAATATTTTCGATCACAATGACATTGTTGTGCCAGAATCGCCTGGCGACGATATGTTTTTTGAGCCAGAGTTTGATGAGCCAGATATGGAGGTGTCTTACGAAACTGTAGAGATGGAAATGGAGATGCCTAGTTTTGAAATGGAGCTTCCTGAAATGGATATAGATATGCCTGAAGTCGAAGTGGCGTCTATTGAAGTTGAAATGGAGATGGAAATGGAGATTGAAGTTGCCTCAGAACCAGATACAATAGAGTCAGAACCAGAAATAGAGGAGCCAGTAAATGAACCCGAAACTGAAACTGAGCCAGAACCCGTGGCTGAACCTACTGAAGAAGATTCTACAGAGCCTGAAACTAATGCGGAAGAGGAGTCTGAATCGGAAGAGAGCGTTCAAGAGACTGAAGCAGATGAGAGTGAATCAGAAGATTTGGGAGAAGCGGAAGATAAGAGTGAAGACGAAGCGCCTGTAAAAAAACCAGAATCTAAAAAAGAAAAAGCTGCAAAGAAAATAGTTAAGAAGATGGGTGATAAGGGTAGATACGATTCAACTAACCAATTAAAAACTTTGATTGTTATGCAAGTATTAGGAGATACTAAAACATTCTTTGATTCACAAAAACAACTAGAGGATCGATTAGATTTCTTCACAGATTACATGATGCCAGATGCTGAAATACAGAATAACAATATAGCACAGTGGTATTTATTTTCTGGAAGTGATGGCATGATTAATGATATGATAGAGTTACAATGGCAGAACTCGAAGTAGCAGGCATTAAGTTTCGTGGCGGGAAGATTTTCCTAGTCTTAACTGCGTTAACGACAGCAGGTGGTGCTTTATGGGGCGGCTTTGAATTTTACAAAGATTACCTTACGATGAAAGAGCAGATACAAGAATATGTGGCACCAGACCTATCTGGCTTTGATAAAAGAATAGATTTAACAAAAGAAGAGTTAAGTAGCAAAACAGATCTTATACAAACAGAAGTCAATATGATTATGCAAGAGATGGAAATGATTATGTCAGAAATTAGATTGGTAAGTGATGTAGCTAACGAGTTGAAGAATGACCTTCGGCAAGATGTAAGACGTATTGAGAAAGTTGTAAATGATGTTGAACAATTAGTTAAAGAAGATTCGAGAGAAACCAACCAGGAGTTAAGAGATACCACGAAGGACATTCAGGAAGACATGCGATTATTAACGGATAAGTTGGAGCAAGCCATGACTGAGCTAGAAGAAAAGATAGATAAAAGAATAAAACTAGCATTAGAAAACCCTTTATCACAGATGTAATGGCTAAACCACCTACCAACGAATACTTTACACCAGTCAAAAAAAGAACTAGTATAGGGCGTTCTTCACGCAGTAGGCCGAAGAATAAGCATAAACGAAGACAGTTTAGAAAGTACAGAGGTCAAGGATGACTAAATTATGTCCAAGAGGTAAGGCGGCAGCTAAACGTAAGTTTAAGGTTTATCCGTCAGCTTATGCAAATGCATACGCTTCTAAAATCTGTGCTGGTAAAATTAAAGATCCAAGCGGCGTAAAGAGAAAAGATTTTAGAGGACCTAAACCAAAAGCTATGGGTGGAGAAATAATAGATTTTAATAAAATTTCTCAAGATAGAAAAAAAATTTCAAGTTACAAACAAGGTGGCATAGCAAAAGGATGTGGTGCTATCATGCAAAAGAAAAGAAAAAAAACTAAAAAAAGATAATGGCCGAAGGCGGTTTAAAAAAATGGTTTAAACAGAACTGGGTTGATATAGGTTCTAAGAAAAAAGATGGTTCTTTTTCCAAGTGCGGTAGATC